CTACTTCTACACCGCTTACTATCTTATCTAATACATCGTCCCCAGATAAATTAAAATCTGATCTTGAACCTCCTAACACTTTAAATCTAGTATCAGCTGCGGCTATCTCTTCTTGCATTCTTTTTTTAAAATCTATAAATTTCTTTCCATCGCCTAAAGAGGCTTTTATTTTATCTACAATACTTAAATCATTAAATATTTTTTTAGCTGGATCATTACCTATTGAAGTATTTCTAACTATCCTATCTAAACCCTCTCTAAGTCCTATTCTGAAAGCGTCTTTCTCTGCAACACTCATTTCTTTTACCATCTTTTTGACTTGTTCGGCGGTTATTCCCTTTTTTACTATATTCAAACCTTGTTCTTGTGCATTTTGGATTGAAGCAAAATCACTAAATACTTGCCTAGCCTTTTTATAATCTGGGTTAATTTCGTCAAGCTTACTTACTAACTCTTTTTTAATGCCTTGCAATATGCTAGCTTCTTGCCTTTCGCCCTGTCTAATTGCTTTTCCTATTTTGTCATCAAGTGATTTTTTAGCAGCATCAAGCATTACAATTGAATTGTCTGCAATTCTATTTTTATTAATTTCTTGACTTAGTATTTGTGTTTGCCCCCTTTTAAGATTTTTGATAAGATCAGTATCTATACCCGATCTGTCAACATTATCAATATAGCCTAACGCTTCATCGTATAAATTTTGATTTTTAGATGGAATAAAAACATTACTATTATTAACATCGTTACCAATTAAGTTTAAAACTTCCGATATAGTAGGTCTTTCAGAAAAAAAGCCCACCTCTTGCAGTTTTTCACCTATATTATCAATACTAATACCATCAGATCCTTCTTTTCTTAAAAAGCCAGGAAGGGTCTTATTGTCCACACCCAAACTTTTCAACTCTCCTTTATAATCAGACACTCCTCCTTGCTCTTTTATGTACTGTATTAATCTTTTCGGCTTATTGTCGTTTATTATTTTTATAGCCTTTTTATAATTATCAGCTATATCAAATAATAACTCCTTATCAGTTATGCCACTAGATCCTGCCGAACCCTCTAATAATTCTTTTTCATTTATTACTTCCCCTGATATGTTGTTTAAAGATTTAATAGGGGCTTTTCCCAATCTAAATGTCTTTCTAGCATCTGCAATATCTGGTGCAATCTTTTCAAACAATTCTCTGTTTTTTTCTACATCCAAGACAGTTCCTTTTTCAAAGGCTTTTTTATACAAAGGTGCTGCGATCTCACTTCTTGCCTTAGCTAAATCATCTATATTACCAAAATAAGCACCTACTGGGGATATATCTTTAGATAATTGCTCACTAACCCTTTTTACCGCCCCAAAACTTCTACCCTCTAGGGCGTCAGTAATTACATCTTTTGCTTGCGGTAATTTTGCTATTGATCTTGTTAACCCCTTAACTTCATCACCTGCAACATCGGGTATAATAGCAATTTTACCTTCTTGTAATTGATCTAAGATAGGTTGCGCATCTTCTGGTCTAATACCTTTTGCAATTACATCTTCTGGCTTTGTTGCTGTGAATTGTCTTTTTATAGCCCCTGCCGTTCCTTTTACCGCCTTTCCTGCGCCAAGTAAAGCACCACCAGTCAATCCACCTAATCCCGCACCAATAACTGTTTGTTGAACCCTTTCTTTTGCCGTTCCTGTTTCTGTTGGTTGTATAAGTTCTGCTGCTGCACCACCTGCAATACCGCCTTTAATTAATCCCATTCCTGCACCTACTGGTAAAGCTGGGGCAATACCACCAATAAAACGCCCCACCTTTCTTGCTGTTGGATCATTTTTTTCCAATTCTTTTTCTTTCGCTATTTGTTGCCCTATTTTTCCTGCAAAATCCTCCTGTCCTATAAGTTCAGCTCCAAATTGTGTTGCACCAACTGCAGCACGCCCTAACCCTTCTGTAAATCCTGCCAAACCCTCTACTGTTGCAGTTCCTATTTTAGAGATTAACGACTTATCTTTTTGGATAAAATCCTCTTGACCAGTTAATAAACCTTTACCAATTAGCTTTTTAGTTAAATCTTCTTTTGTTGTACCTTGTGGCACATTCTTGATTATTCTTCCGTCTGGCAGTCTTATATCTGGCATTACAAATTATTAAAATCAATTATATTATCTTCAGATTGTTTCCCTACTTTTTCAAATTCAGATTTACCGTATAAATTAATAAATTTCTTTTCACCTCTTTTTAAGATTTTATTAAATTCTGTTTTAATTTCTCTTAAATTTCTTTTAAATTGTTTATCTGGTAATGCAGGGTCAACAGCAGAGAAAGATTTTTCTAATAAATCTAATTCCCTTTCTGACACCTGACCTAATGCACCGCCAGTTTTACTTGCATCCCTCATTGCTTGTAATGCTTGGAAAGCAGCATTCGCTGTAACTGTTTTGACATCTTGAGCAAGACCAAATGACTTAGTACCTGATATATTTCTTGCTGCTATACCACTTTTACCAGTTGCAAAATCAATATCTGGGTTACTTAGAATTTGATCGATCTTATTACCGACCACATTTACCTTATCTCTAACTGATGCAAGACCTGCAACATCAAAAGCCATTGTTTCTTGTTTTTCTCGCTCTCTTTCTGCTTGTTTGGCAGTTTTAACTCTTACAGGCTCCACCTTACCAGTCCTCTCATCTAGTAAAGCTAATCCTTGATCTGTTTCAATAGTCTTTCTATCTGGTGCAATTTGTTTTTCTATTGCTTGACTTCCTATATCTTGAGGAATTAAACCTGATTCAATATCAGATTGTAATTTACCCAATGGTGATTGCGGAGTTGGTTTGGTTGGCATTAATTCAGATTTAACTATTTGCTGTAATAAAGCATCTTGGCTTGCTGGCGATAATGACTCAGCTAAATCAGCGGATAGACCTCTTTTTTCAAGTAGCATTCCCATCTTCTGCTTTCTTGCTGCCTCGTTAGCTATTAATTGATCTTTTGCTTTTTTTTGTGCAAACGCACCAATTGCGGCAGTTCCTAATTGTGCAGCTAATACTCCATAACCACCCCTAGGATCAAAACCTTGACCACTTACCGCAGATTGCGTTATTTGCCCTGCCCTTTGTAGTTCTTTTTGTAATAATTCTCTATTTGTCGCCATGTTCTTTAAATTCAACATCAATTAAATCATAATTAACCGCTAAGAATCCGTCTTTTTCAATTACAGCTTCTGGGTTAATTTCTTGTATTTCTTGAGCAATTACGCCTTGAAAAACTTCTGGTTTATCTTTATATCTAAATGTATAAATATTAATGCCAGATTTTGACTCACCTATTTTCTCAATATCTTCTTTTAGCCTTTCATCGGATGCGGCAAACGCACCAATTGCGGCACCGCCCACTTGACCAAGACCACCAATTAAAGCAGCTTGTCTGTCCGCACTTCTTTGTTTTCTCATTTGCTCACCTTGAAAAGCCCTATTTAACTGTCCTTGTTCTGCGCCGAATAAATCTAATCCACTATATTGCGGTTGGAATTGTCCAAATCCTACACCCCCAACTTGAGCCTGACCAAGTAAAGATGCTAATTCATTAAATCTTGCCGATCTTTGAGCTTCCGCTGTTTGTACTGATTCAAAAGATAATTGTTGTAATTGCCTACCTTGTGATTGTTGCAACCTGTCTAATTCTCTTGCGTAAGCTTCACTCCCTGCGGGTAAACCTCTATCTGCCAAAGATTGCTCCAACTGTTCTCTTTGCTCTGTAAATGCTGGCTCTAATAATTCTCTGCCTTGTTCAAATCTGGATGTTGGATCCGTGTCTTGTAATTCCACACCCTGCAACTGTTCTGACAAACTCCTTGCTAAAGCTTCTTGCCTTCCCCGCTGTCCTGATTGAAATTCTGATTCTTCTATTCTTACTGTGTTAGTTAGTGGATCATAAATTTGCCTTCCTCCTGGACCTTCAATATTAGGATTATTAAGTAATAAATCTTTTTGTTGTTCTGGCGATAAGTTTTTAAATAAATTGGCTGTTGTTATTTGTTCAGGTGTCGCATCTGGCAATCCTTTATCTCTTCTACTTTTATTATAAGCATCTACAGAAGAGCTACCTATCATAAAAGGCGTTGCTCCAAGTAAACCTAAGTCAGCTGCTTTTTCACCTCCTGGTATGGCACTAATTGTTTTTCCTACTACTTTTTTAAAACTACTTCCAAATCCCATTATAATATATTATTAACTGTTACGCTATAATCAGTTCTAAACCAACTAAGCTGTTGACCATTTAAGGCAACAAATATTTTCATACCTAATGCCACACCCTCGCCAGAAGTAATGACTAATTCATTTCTTATAGCGCTAGATGGTGACCAAGGCGAACCCCAAGGTGAACCCCAAGGCGTACCAGATGAAGTACTACTTATATCTTGAGTTACCGACCTTGAGCCATAATCAAAACTAATTGTCGTGTTTAATGTAACATTACCATCAACATTAATTGTATTTCTAAATTCATTGACCACCTTTTCTTGCGGTGAACCTAAATTAGAATAAGCGGCCTGCACTGTGCAAGGTATATTAGAACCATTATCACTTAAGCCATCATCTGCTTTCATTATAGAGCCGCTTTCTCCAAAATACAAGTTATTGTCATATAATCCCCAAGTCCTTGCATTCATATTTGAAAACTCAAAACCTGAACCCGTGATTGTATTTAAGCCATATTGCTTATATGTTGTATTGGTAGCAACTGGAACATTAAAAAACAACCAACCACCAGTTGAAGCCTTAGGATATAAAACAACCTCCCAACCATAATTTGAAGAATAAGAGTTCGTGGAATCTAACGCAGCACCCGATAATTTAGTTTGTGAAGTAACTGCGCCACCATTTTTAAATACCTCTGAAAAGAAAACAAAATCGGGTGTTGTCATAATTGCAACATCTC